CGTATGCGTATTGATAGCTCTGGTAACTTGCTGGTTGGTACAACTTCTCCCGTGGGCGGGTCTTCTGTTGCTGGAGTTACTATAACTGAAGTAAGCAATATTGGTCAGATTAGTATTGGTAAAACATACTCTGGCAGTACAGCGGCGGTTAAATTTTATTTTGGCACTACTCAGGTCGGGAGGATTGACTATAGCGACACTGCAACTACTTACGTTACGACCTCAGACCAGCGCCTCAAAGAAAACATCGTAGACGCACCAGCAGGTAACATTGACGCTATCCGTGTACGTTCGTTTGATTGGAAGGCCGACGGGACACATCAACCTTACGGCATGATTGCACAAGAACTTGTTGAGGTTGCGCCAGAAGCAGTATCACAGGGTGAGACTGAAGAAGATCACTGGGGCGTTGATTACAGCAAGCTAGTCCCAATGATGATTAAAGAAATTCAAGACTTAAAAGCCGAAGTAGCGGCACTTAAAGGAGAATAAACTATGTTTAACTGGACTGTATCCGCAATGGATTACAACGTATCACAAGACGGTCACACCAACGTAGTGACTACCGTACACTGGCGCTGTTCAAAGGAAGACGGAGACAACTCTGGCTCATCCTACGGCACAGCAGGGCTTGAGGCTCCCAGTGGCTCGTTTGTCGAGTGGGCTGATGTTACTGAGGAAATGGCTGTTGGCTGGGCTAAGGCCGCAATGGGTGACGAGCAGGTTGCCGCTGTTGAAGCCGCTATCGACGCACAGATTGCTGAGCAAGCTAATCCTACCCACGGAACGGGAGTTTCATGGTGATAAACCTAGAGTTGAGTGTCGAAGAAGTAAACGCAATCCTTGGCGTGTTGGGCGATCTGCCTACTAAGACAGGCGCATGGCCCTTAATCGTCAGGATTAAAGAGCAGGCGGAGTCGCAGGTAGAGCCAGAAGAAAGCGATGACTAATGGACCCGCTGTCCCTTATTGCGATGGCCTCGACTACATTCAAGGGCATCCAGACATTAGTAGAGAGAGGGGCAGAGATTGAGGCTGTAGCTCAAAAGCTGGGTGCTTGGTATTCGTTTGCTTCAGATATTAGGCAGGCCGAGAAAGAAGCAGAAAACCCGCCGCTATTTAAAAAGCTATTTGAAGGCGAGACCGTAGAGCAACAGGCGCTTAATAGCGTCATAGCCAAAAAGAAGCTAGAAGAGCAGGAAAAGCAGATCAGGGAATTGATTATCTGGGCTTACGGCACAGAGACATATCAAGAAATGATAGCGCTCCGAAGGGAAATCAAGGCAAGGCGGGAAAAGGTAATTTACAAGCAGCGCAGGAAGCAAAGGTTAATTATGGATTCAACGCTTGTGATAATAGCGGCGTTAGTCTGCGGAGCAATAATTTTTGGCACTGTATCCTTAATACAGGGGGCAACATGAAAAACGTAATAGCAAGTCTGGTTACATTGTTTGCGCTAGGCGCAACAGCACAGACAGTAATACTTTTTGATGACGGGTTGCAGTACACGCTAGACCCTAACGAAAAAGTGTATGTCACAAATTACTCCAAGCTGTATCAGATGCACAACTTCAGCAAGGGTGATGTGAAGCTAACCAAAATTTTGCCAACTACCAAGCGCGACTATGTTCCTGTCGAAACTGGCGCACAAGGCGGTGTAGGTACTCCTGAGTGGTGTGAGACCTATATACCGTGGTCTGAGGGGCTTACCTTTGACATGATTACGTGGCAGAGGCAGTGCGATGTAACAAATGACGGCGTGTATGACATGTGCGATTACTACCAGCCAACCGGCATATTGTCATTTGAAGAGCTTGAGTGGCAAGACCGCTGTAATGACGGGAACCCTTGGGATGGATCGTGAGCAATTTAGATCGGAAATTCATAGATTATATGCTGGTGTTAGGGGTGATCTCCGCACTGCTGTTACCCGTGTTGATGGTTTTCTCTACACCGTTCGGCTAGATGTTAGAATGCGTTTTAGGAAAGCAAAGAAAGCTGTGAAGCAGGCTTGGCATGAGGTGTGGCGGTGATGGATCAGGCTTTAATCAATACGATAATTTCATTAGCCGCTGGCGCATATGGGCTTGTGCTCAAAAGCATGTGGGATACGATCAAAAACCTTGATGATCAAGTAGGCACCTTACAGGTATCTGTAGCGGGCGAATACTTGAAGCGCGAGGAGTGGAAGGACGATATGCGGCGGCTTATGGAAAAGCTAGACTCTATTGATGAGAAGCTCGACAAAAAGGCAGACAAGTGAAAGCTATATTGCTGGCTTTGCTTTTAACTTCCTGCACTGTCGTTTCCACAAACGATCCCGAATGGCAATGGCCTCATGATTGATCTTTTAATCGGCCCTGTATCTAGCCTTCTGGATAAGTTTATTCCTGATGCTGATGAGCGTAATAAGCTGGCCCATGAAATCGCCACCATGTCAGAGAGGCACGCGCATGAAATCGCAAGAGCGCAGTTGGCGGTTAATCAGACAGAGGCCGCACATAAGAGCTTATTTGTCGCAGGCTGGAGACCGGCTGTTGGCTGGGTTTGCGTTATGGGGATGGCTTGCAACTTTCTTGTTGCTCCTGTCGGCAATCTTATTTTGCGCCTTAATGGGTCAGATATTGAAGTGCCGCTAGTTGACCTTCAGACCATGATGCCCGTCCTGATGGGAATGCTCGGTCTTGGGGCAATGCGAACCTACGAAAAAGCCAAAGGCGTTCAGAGAGAAAAATGAGTTACTTTTCTGAGCAAGAATTAGCCTGCCAGCACTGCGGCGAATACAAATTTGACGATGATGTTTTGAAGATTCTCAACTCTATACGCAGAGAATTCGGCCCCATGCCAGTGACCAGCGGCTACCGCTGTCCTAACCACCCATTAGAAGCCTCTAAAACGCGTCTAGGAGCGCACGCAACTGGCAAGGCCGTAGATATAGGGGTAGACCGTGATCGCGCTTACAGGCTCTTAGAGGTGGCTTTAGCGCATGGTTGCCCACGGGTCGGCGTTAATCAGAGGGGCGAAGGCCGTTTCATCCATCTTGATTGGGACTACGAGCGCCCATATCCGACTATCTGGTCGTATTAAAAAAATAACAAAAAGGTTTCATACTCTCCCTAGATGTAGTTTAATGACAATGTTCCACGTGGAACTTGATAAGGGGAGTTATCATGTTTGCAGTAACAGTAAGAACCATTGGCCCGATAGAAGACGATGCGCCTACCTACTTAGGTGCTGACATCGACGAGGCTTGGGAGGGTCACGGCGGGATTCATTACGCTACGCTTTTAGTCCCGCGCCAGCAAATCGACGCCACCTACACCGTAAAAAAACACGTAGAGCATCATGAGGTTCATGGCGCTAGCAAATACGTTAGCCAGTATGAGCTTGAAATTCATGACTGCTACTGGGTGGGAAACGGGCATTGCCATAAAGTAGTTAATGATGAGGCCGTATGTTGGGAGGTAGAAGATTATGACAACGCGTGAGTTTCCGGAAATTCCTTTGCTCGATACAAAAGAGCTTGATGAGTCTATAAAGCAATTGGAGCAGTCATTGGCTGTCTTAAAGGGCGGTCAGTATGCTAATGAGCAGGGGCCGGTAGAAGATGACCCTTTTGAGCCTGATGACTATGAGAGCAAAACTCATGGCTATTAAGCACGAAAGCGAATATGACGGCATGCCCGTAGTGTTAAGGGAATACGGCACGCCAGAATGGATCGCAATGAATTGGTGTACTAGCTGTAACGATCATGTCTCAGGGGCGGTATACCAGCAGGAAGACAACAGCAATAAGTATTGCGAGCACTGCTGGGATGTTGTGCAAGATTTAGTGTTAGATCATTTTTAAGGGGAAAGGTATGAGCTTATTTAGAGAGTTATCGCAAGTTGTAGTTAATGAGTACACGGAACAAAAAGGGCAATTTACATATCTCAGTTGGGCGTATGCGGTACAGGAGTTGCTAAAGCGCGTCCCAGATGCCACGTGGGAAATGCCAGAGCCAAGCGTTTTTGCCGACGGCACAATGATGGTGTGGTGTAAGCTAACCGCGAATGAAATAACAAGAACGGCATACCTGCCCGTAACGGACAACCGCAACAAGCCAATACAAAATCCTTGTTGTTTCTCTATCAACACGGCAATGCAAAGATGTCTTGCAAAAGCTATTGCACTGCACGGCTTAGGTTTGTATATCTACGCGGGGGAAGATGTGCCGCAGGTTTCTGACTACGATATAGCTAATCAGAAGATTGAAGCTGGCGAGCCATTAGAGTTTATGCGCTGGGTAGAGGGCTTGCCAGAGGAGGCTATAAGTAGGGTCTACAATGACGCCCCATCGGGTTTCAAGGTAGCGTTTAAAAACAAATTTGGTGATGAAATAAAGAAAGCGGAGGCCATACTTACCGAATACCACATGCAATTGTCGGGAGTTATCGAAAGGCAAGACGCAGAAGGGTTTGCGCAACTATGGGACGAAATGACGCCTTTAGTTAAGCAGAAGATGAACGCCCGTTTAACGGCGTTTGAAAAAGAAACGGCGAAAGCCTTGAAGGAACAATTAGGAGGCAACAATGAAGGTAATTAAAAGGGCTAAGGTAAAGATTCCATACACCAACGCCAAGGGCGAGGAAAAAAACGATTGGGTAGAAATTGGCTCGATGTGGCGATCAGGGGATGATGTATGGTTACAGCTTAATGCGTTGCCAATACAAAGAGACAAATGGGATGGCAAGGTCAGCTTATTTAACACTGACGAAAAGCAATCTCAGCAAGCCAAGCAAGGCATTACTCAAGCAAAGGCGGTATTAGATAACTCTGTGCCGCAACCACAACAGGAGATTACAGAAGATGACATTCCATTTTAATGTAGGCCGCAGTCTGCGCAAGGCACAGGCAGACAAAAGGGTTACAAACAAGATGCTAGCGGATAAGATTGGCGTTCACTCGGTGCAGGTATCTAGGTGGAGGTCCAGCGAGGATTTAAAGTTGAGCCGCGTGATAGAGCTTGCGAATCATTTTGAAATGTCTTTAGATGAGTTCGTTGGTATAGGGCAATAAAAAAACCCCGCCTTGCGGCGGGGCTGTATAGGTTAGGAGTGACCTATGTGTGGTGAAAGGGGAGTAACACCACACCTTCAGAATATCACAAGGAATGGCGTTCGCGCTAGTTTCCTCCTCAGAGTATATCGGGCGTTAGGCCGAGGAACCGAAGAACCTCGGAGCGGAGTTGACCCTCTCTAATAAGCGCCTCCCAGTGCCGAGTGCTGGTAACGGGAATAGACGACAAGATTCGATACGGTATACATAGCGCGTCACGCAGTTTATATTTAATTAGGTTACGTTAGTAACTTAAAAAGGGTTATATGGTTTATCAAAGGGGAAGCAAATGAAAACCAGATATGAAGAAATGCGAGAGCAAGTGCAGGCATATCACAAAAAACATCCAGAAGTTTGGGAACTGTTTTGCGATTTTACATTTCAAATGATTCGGCGTCGGTACAAGCATTATTCAGCGAAAGCGGTATTTGAGAGAATACGTTGGGAGAAGGATGCAGGCGGTGATGGCGTTACGCAGTTTAAGGTAGGCAATAACCATCCAGCATTTTACGCTAGGGCATTTATGAAAAAGTACCCAGAGCATGATGGGTTTTTCAGACTGCGAGAGCAGACCAGCCATAAGCGCTCAGCTACTAACCTAGATGAGTATTTCCCTAATCTTACGGAAGGGCTTAACAAGCTAACGGTGATGAAATGACGGATAAGGAAGTAATAGTCAGGTTGAAAATTGGCGACTTGGTAACTTCATACTTTGATCCTGATGGCGACATTATTATGCATCCAGAGTTTTTCGATATGCACCCAATTGACCAGCTAGATACTTTGCAAGACTGGGTATCCGCATTAGAAAATTTACAGTGTGAGGTTTACGATTCTTTGTATGGAGGCGCAGATGATTCTTAAAGACGGAAAGCACTGGGAGCCAGCCGATGCCGATATAATTGAATGGCAACGAGCGTATCAAAATATAGATGTGCATCGAGAGATAGACGCAATGGCTTGCTGGTGCGAGGCTAACCCTAGCAAGCGCAAGACGGCAAAAGGGGTAAAGCGATTTGTTAACTCATGGTTAAGCCGAGCAGATAGAACGGGTGGAAGCCCTGATCTTGTTGGCGCAAAAAAGTTTAGCTTGAGAGATTGGGATACAACTGACTGTATAACCCACGACTTTATGAACAGCCCTGCCTTCCGAGAAAAAATGCTAAAAGAGCACGGGCGCTATATGTCATTTAAGGGAGAGCGAGTTTATGCAAAGTGACGGTGAGGGATGGTCCATCCGAAATGAAACGCACCGCAAAGCATTGCTTGCGTATATAGAAAAAAATAAAAACAAAGACATTTGTTTCAAGGTTGTTCAACCCACGCGAACAACAAAACAAAATAATGGAATTCATGCTTACTGCGGAGAGGTTGCGAAGCAGATGGAGGCGCGAGGGCTAGACATGAAAACTGTACTTAAAGAAGGCGTGCCAATATCGCCCACAAAAGAATTGATAAAAGAGTATATGTGGAAGCCGATACAGAAAGCTCTAACCGGCAAAGAATCAACAACTGCTATTACGAAAAAACAGGTAAATGAAGTTTATGAGTACCTTTCTAAGCTTCTAGCAGAGAAATATGACATCAACGTAAGGCTAGGAAAGTAGTGTAAAATAGCATTCTCGTTAGGATAGGCATTTGCAACTGGGGCACAATGGAGCATCCTCTACAGCAGTTCTGTTCAACAGAAAGGCAGGCCAAAATAGTTAGCCTTTGTTTGGTAGATGGAATATCGCAAAGGCAAGCGGCAAAAGAAATGGGGTGCACCAGAGATGCAGTCAAAGGTGTGCTATCAACAGTTAAAGAAAAAGCCGCCCGCAGAGGTTATAGCGAAGAACACGGTTGGTCTGGAATAGTCCCTAAAAACTATGCGATCACAGGCACTTCAGAACTAAAGGACGCAGACGGCAACACTGTTCTGACTTGGTACAAAAGCAAGGCAGATGACGAGGCTAGGCATTACGCACTGTTAGAGGCAATTAACAACTCTGTCCACGCATTGCCTAAATTTAAACCAACCAAAGCGCCTATCAACACAGACGCAAATCTTGCAACCCTGCTGACTATTACTGACTTTCACTTAGGCATGAAGGCGTGGAAGGATTCAGACGGCGATGATTGGGACGTAAAAATAGCACGAGATGTTTTTTTAAATGCAGTAAATGACATGATTTCCGGTAGCCCAAAATCAGGGGCAGGAATACTCAATCAGCTTGGTGATTTTTTGCATTGGGACGGGCTGGTACAGGTAACGCCTACCTCTGGGCATCATCTCACAGGCGATGATAGATACAGCAAGCTAGTAGAGTTAGCTATCAGCGTAATGACGGAGGCCGTTAATCTTATGCTGAAAAGGTTTGGTAAGGTTGTCGTAGTGCAGGCAGAAGGCAACCACGATTTAGCCTCCAGTGTATGGATGCGTAAATTTATCAAACATCGATTTCAAGATGATCCTCGCGTAGAGGTAATAGATAACGAATTTCCATATTACGCCTACCAGCATGGTGAAATTATGCTCGGTTTTCATCACGGGCATAAAATGCGTATGGCGCAATTACAAAAGCTATTTGCCAGTGAGCCGCGATTTAGAAAAATATGGGGGGAGAGCCAGCACTGTTACATACACTGTGGACATTTACACCATGAGCGCATTTTAGATGACGCTGGCGCTACTATAGAGCAACATCCTACCCTCGCCGCTCGCGATAACTACACAAGCTCCCACGGCTACGTAAGTCAGCGCGGTGCCAAGTGCATAACCTACGATAAGATAGAAGGCGAAGTGTCAAGGATAACAGTGAGGCCGCGCAAATGATGCTCATTGCTTGCCCCCTGCCTAAAGACAATGGCATAGTCGTGTTTTATCCTGCCACCATAGGCGGGTGCATCACAGACATTGGAAATAAAAAACAAACAGTTGTATATACAGACACGTTTCCCGAAGGCGTTACTGTCGCAATGGAAATCGAAGAGTTTAGCGGGGCGTGGCAACAAGCATTAGCAGTGGAAGATGTAGTCATTGAATTCACTCCAGAAGAAATGTCAGAAGTGCAACATTAACCTATTCCCTATTTTCCTCGAAGAAATTGGAGGCAAACTACACGGCTGGGTTTGTTTGAAGTGCAAGTTTTTCGACAAAGCTATCGGGCGGGAAAGAAAATTTACAAAAGAGCACGCGAAAGATGGCGGTTAAAAGAGATCAAGCAGATATCTGGTTTAGCAAGGCGGTGCGAGCGCGAGATGGCAAATGCGTCTATTGCGGCAAGGCAGAAACATTAGAGGCCGCACATATTTACGGGCGCAGACTAAAATCAGTGCGCTGGTCTATGGATAACTGCATAGCCCTTTGCCATTACCACCATCGTTACTTCACAGAGCAACCTATTGAATTTCGTGATTGGCTTGTTTCGGTTTATGGGGAAGGCCACATGGAAATGCTTAAAGAAAAAGCACGCCAAATCTTTAAGTCAACACATGCCATCCGAAAAGAAATCGCCAAGCACTACCGAGAGGAATATCAGCGCAAAGAATCTAACCCAGACCATGAGCTAGTCTCTTACAACTAACATCATGCAGGTTATGCTACACTGACAACATCATCGTATCTGGAGGTCATTATGTGTCCAGTAGAGAAGATGCAAGTATTTGCCATAAAGCATCAGGTAAAAAACCCCGAAGCTGTGCCAGAAGTATTCAACCACATGGCAAACGCGCAGGGTTGCTCGCTCGATCAATACTTATCTATTGTAGAGCGCAGACCTAACCTGTCTGCTTTTATCGCGCAAATCGTAGACGCCTACAAAAAGTAGAAAAATAAGAAAAATCTAACCGCCCCGCGTTCGTGAGGGCGTAAGTGATTGTTTTCCCAGGCATTTAACTCGTTGCTATTTTTTGCAATTGAGCGATAATGCTCTTGTGGTTACGCACCACGTTAAACCAGTAACACAAGGGGAAAGCGATGAACAAAAAACACGGTTCACCATACGACAGGGGCAGTGCTGATTCTTATTACCGGCGGGGACCAGAGCCGCATTGGTATCCAGAAGGCACATACAAAGGCGAGCGCGTTACGGAGGAGCGCATGACAGCCGCACAAATAGCAGAGTATTACGCAGGCTTTGACTGCAACGAAAGAATGCAAAACTTTAAAGAATGGGACTAAGGAGAACGACCATGACCGTATACGAAAATTTAATGAGCCAAATCGATAACACTGGATTGTTGTTTAACGTGGAGTCAGAGGAGCTACGCACTGCAAGCGGCAAGCTAGTTCCTAAGCGCAAGGCTTTAATCAACACGCGCACGAACGATGTAATGAGCGTTGTTTCAGACAGCTACAAGGTAGTTACAAACGAACAGATATTTTCTAGCTTCTGCAATAGCATTCAGGCTTCTGGCATAAATGCGGAAGGTGCCCAAGTTGAAGTTCGGCAGACGCCCAACGGCGCTCGCGCAATGGTTGACTTCATATTCCCCAATGAGTCTATAAGTGTCTATGGGGATGATTCTCAAACGTCATTACAGTTGTGCGCCTTAAACTCATTTGACGGATCTACGAGATACCTTACCAAAGCAGGCGGCTTGCGAATGAAGTGCCTCAATGGGCAAATACTTGGGCACATTGTAGGTTCGTATTCTTCAACGCACACTAATGCCCTCGACGTGCAGGCTGGCGCTGAGTCAGTAATATCTATGATTCAGCAATTCCAAAACGCTCAGAATTATTGGGCGCAAATGATGCTGGTGCCAGTCAATGAAGAAGTAGCGATTCGCGTATTCAAAGAATTTCTAGGAATTAAGCAAGAGCTTGAGGCGCAACGCCAGAATAGCCGCTTAGAGCGATGTATCAAACTGTGGCGGCAATACGCTAATGAGATGGGGCATAACGGTTACGCGCTTTACAATGTGCTGACTCATTATGTTTCGCATCAAGAAAAACAGTATAAAAACCCTACGCAGGCAATGATGCACCAACGTCTAAGGCTAGAAAAAACGCTCAAGTCTGCTAGCGTATTCAAGCAAGCGGAAGCCGCGTCATGCTGATAAAAACTGCAGAAGCCTCATGCCCTTTCAAAGTGCGCGTCCGTTGGGCGCGTGCTTCTGATAAAAAGCCGCAGGAAAAGCTGATCTGCCGCCGCAATAGCAGGGCTATAGAAATGAGCATTGACCAATGCAGTAAGGTATACGGGGACATAAAAATCGAAGTTATAGAATGGGGAGGAGTCTAGACAATGAAAGAAATTATCGGTATAACCATTTTGCTAGTTGGCTTTGGCGTGGCTGGCGTAGGTGACTACGACGAAGCAGAGCGCGAGCATGTTCATTACTGCGCTATGGTAGACAGCTGGATAAGGCATCAAGGCACGCGAGGGCATCCAAACTATGAGCAACGAGACTGCGAAGGTCAGTCAAGATATGCTGGAGAAATTCGTCAGCGGTAAATACCACTGGAAAGCGCTAACGCCTAACAAGCAAATAGCGATGGCCCGCGAGCTTTTACAGTTGCGGGCTTTTTTTGTAAGTATGGAAAAATATCAGCCAGTGAATTTTGGAGTACAGCATGAGGACAGTGCGGGCCAAAGCACCACAAAACCTTGATCGTCTATTATCGTTGGGTCTCATTAAATTTACAGTTTCAGATATAGCGCAACATCTTGACTTAACATATCGTGAAGCAAGAGCGGCTGTGGTCTTCGGAGTGCAAACAGAAAAGCTATGGATCGTGAAAAGCAGGCAAGAAGCAGGCGAACAATGGGCGCTCTATGAAAACCCTAATTGGCGCAAAAAATGGGTTACAAAACCATGGCGTGCATAAAACAGGCCGTGGTTATCGAATGGCATGACATCGCTGTTATGCCTAAGGATGAGGGCACGTATTTAGTCGCCTTTGATGATGGGACGGTAGAAACGTACCCTATTGGCTATGAAAATATACGCACTGGCATTATTCAAGACGGGTATACAAGGGGAGTTTTATGGGCACTGCCGATTTACGCGCCACTGATGGACTGAAAGTAGAATACAGGCAGACTGAAAGTCTTATCCCATACGCAATGAATAGCCGCACACATAGCGAAAGCCAAGTGCTACAAATTGCGGCAAGCATTAAACAATTTGGCTTTACTAATCCGCTTTTGGTTGATGATGAACAAACGCTAATTGCAGGCCATGGCCGTCTTTTAGCGGCAAAAGCACTCGGCCTTGCAGAGGTTCCTTGTATTGTTTTGCAGGGCTTATCGCCAGCGCAAAAAAAAGCGTATGTCATAGCAGACAATAAGCTGGCTTTAAATGCTGGCTGGGATACCGACGTTCTGATGGTGGAGCTTAAACGCCTGCAAGAGCTAGAGTTTGATTTGGATTTAATTGGCTTCGACTCTAATGAGCTAGAGCATCTGCTAGAGCCTGAGCAGGTAGAGGGGCTGACCGACGAGGATGCAGTACCAGAAGCACCAGAGAAGCCTAGAACGGTAGAGGGTGATGTTTGGATACTGGGCAATCATCGGCTTATGTGTGGCAGTGCGACTGACCCTGATGACATTGAAAAGCTGACGCAGGGTGATTACATCGACTTGATACACACTGACCCTCCCTATGGCATGAATGCAGTAAGCAAGTCAGCCGTGTTGTCGAAAAACTATGATGGCGACATTTTGGGTGATGATGATGCAACAGTAGCTAAAGACGCATTCACGCTCATTTATTCGCTATACCCAAATGCCAAGCAAATTTGGTGGGGTGCAAATTATTACTGCAGTGCTTTACCCGACAGCGAGTGCTGGCTCGTATGGGATAAAAACAACGGGCAAAGCGACCAAACAGATTGCGAACTGGCATGGGCTAACTTCCGCAGTGTCGTGCGACAATTTACGCAGGCAAGCGAAAAAACTAATAGGGTGCATCCCACGCAGAAACCTGTTTCTTTAATGGAGTGGATAATTAAGCGTTTCAATTTGAGCACGCGAACGATTGCAGATTTTTTCGGTGGCTCTGGGTCAACACTGATTGCGGCGGAAAAGCATGGCATTGACGCATATATAATGGAGCTTGACCCTAAATACTGCGACGTAATCATTAAGCGCTGGCAGGACTATACAGGCAAGAAAGCCGTACACGCTGATACTGGCGAGGCATTTAATGAGTAAGGGGGGCAGACCGCGCACTGAGCTGACGCCAGAGCAAATGGCGCAGGTAGAAACCTTAGCCGCAGTCCTGAATCAAGATCAGATATGCGACTACCTTGGAATACCTACGCGTACATTTCGGGCAATAATGCAACGTGATGAGGAAGTTTCTGCCGCATATAAAAAAGGAAGGGCAAAAGCAATAGGGCGGGTAAGCCAATCGTTACTGCAAAGTGCTACAGACGGTAACACGACAGCGCAAATCTTTTACTTAAAGACACAGGCAGGTTGGAGAGAGGCTGTGCCAGAGGCGCAGGAGTTGCCACCAGTTGTTATACAGCTGACGCCTGATGATACTGACTAAACCACAAACTGTTATATTTAAAGCTAGTGAGCGGTTTCGTGTATGCGTGGCTGGCAGACGTTTCGGTAAGACATTTTTATCCACGGCAGAGATATTAAATGCGGCATTAGCTGGCAATGACAAAAATGTTTGGTATGTAGCGCCAACGTATAAAGCCGCAAAAGAAATCGCATGGGAAATGCTTATTAAAGGCATCCCGCAAGAATACATACAGAAAACTAACGAAAGCTCACTCACTCTCAGATTGCTTAACGGTAGTGTTATTAGCTTAAAGGGGGCAGAGAAGCCAGACAACCTCAGAGGTAGGGCGCTAGATTTCTGCGTGCTTGATGAGTTTGCTGATATGCGCAAAGAGGCGTGGTATGAAGTTATCAGGCCATCACTATCCGACAGGCAAGGATCGGCGCTATTTATCGGCACGCCAAAAGGCCGCAACCATTTCTATGAGCTTTGGGGGAAGGGGCTAGATGACGATGGTTGGGCGTCATTTCAATTTACAACCTTAGAAGGCGGGCATGTCCCAGCGGAAGAAATAACAGCGGCCCGTAATGATTTAGATCAGCGCACGTTTGACCAAGAATATCAGGCGCAATTTGTTAACTATGCAGGAATCATTTATTACGCATTTGAGCGCAAAGAGTCAATGCAGAATTATCAACAGGCTAGTGAGCCTTTGCATATCGGAATGGATTTCAACTTAGATCCTATGTCAGCAGTCGTAATGGTAAGAAAGGCCGACACGCTCTACGTTGTAGATGAGATAGTAATGTTTGGCAGTAACACTGACGAAATGGTTGCTGAGATCAAAGAGCGTTACAAAAACAGTAGTGTTACAATATACCCTGATCCAGCTTGTCGCCAGCGCAAGACCAGCGCAGGAGGCAGGACTGATCTATCTATTTTGCAAAATGCCGGTTTTAACGTAAAAGTTAGGAACGCGCATACTGCTATAAGGGACAGAATAAATGCTGTTAATTCACGGCTTAAGTCGCAAGACGGCAAACGGCATCTGTTCGTTAACCCTAAATGCAAAAAGGTAATTGAGTCATTAGAGCGTCATGTTTACAAGGAAGGCACAAGCCAGCCCGAAAAGGATGGGTTTGACCACATGAACGATGCGCTTGGATATGCTGTTGATTACTTATTCCCCATTAAAAAATCTCACGCGGCACAGCCTCCGCAGAGGTGGACATGATTAATGTAGACATTGAATATCAGCACCCAGACTTTGAGAATAACGTAGATCGCTGGGAGTTTTATCTGCGCAGTTACATGGGCGGGCAGGATTACCAAGACGGCTCGTATCTGTCAAAGTATCTTAATGAGGATACAAAGGCGTATGATCGACGTATTGGCCTAACTCCGCTAGACAACCACTGCAAGAACGTCATACATATTTATTCGTCGTTTTTGTGGCGCATATTGCCAACCCGAAACTTTGCTGGCATGGAAGGCTCGCCAGAGCTTGAGCAGTTTCTTAGAGACGCAAACCTAGACGGGCAGAGCTTTAATTCATTCATGCGGGAGGCGCAGATTTGGTCTAGCGTCTATGGGCATGTCTGGTTGTTAATGGACAAACCGCGCTCACAAGCTGGCACAAGGGCAGAGGAGCTTGAGCAAGAGATCAGGCCGTATGTCACGCTGATAACGCCCGAAAATGTTTATGATTGGAAGTGGGAGCGGCAGGCATCAGGCAGGCATCAGCTTGTGTACTTAAAGATCCGAGAGTCTGTAAACCGAATTGACGGCACGCATACGGTCACGCACTTTAGAGAGTGGACGCCAGATGAAATTAAGCTCATAAGATACGACGGCGCAGAGCATCAGGTGATCGATCAGATTGATAACCCGATTGGCAAAATACCGGCAGTGTACTTGCCTGCTAACCGCTCAATTGTTAGAGGCATTGGCAT